TTATGTATTCCTTTTAAAAACAGCGCCTATTTTATCCATGATTTTTTGATCTTGATTTTGCCCTCTCTTTTCTTGAGATCTATTATAAACATAGATACCCAATACCGATAAACCAACACTCCATATCATACTCAAAGCACCAAATGCTTCGATAACGTGTCCTGCTACATCAGGGGTCACAATGACAACATAGGCAATTGAAAGCATTTGCGCTGCCCATGTTGCGGCCATTATATAACCAAAAGTTGGTCGCATCCGTCTAACATAGGGGTCTGATGAAGCCACTTCTGATCGATAAGTCTCATTCACTTGTAAAAATTTTTCTTGTTCAAGTTCTAATTCTTTAACTTTCACCAGATCTATAGACGTATTTTCTAAGGAATTTGAATCCACCGTCTTAATGGTTTGATCTAAAGTTTCTCCTGCTTTTTGTAAGGTTTTATTCTCTGATCCTTTTAAAGAAGAGCTAACTAAATCAATCAAAAAAGGCAGTCCAATTTGTGTTATTAATGTTGAAAAAAAAGCCATTATTATCTCCTCATTTTATTTACTCGATTAATTTATAAAAAAGATGACGCCCAATCTGGCATTGAGGGTCTTCTTCTTTTGACCAAAACGGATGAATATAAACTGTGTGATAATGATCAGAGCCTAATGTCATATCTTCTAATCCACAAGTAATGGCTTCTTTAGCAATTTTTAAGGCATGAAAAAAGTGAGGATCATCTGATGTAACCGCCAATACTTTTTGCCGATTAGGATCATTTTTATTCCAACAACTAAATTGCCATGGTTTAAGACAAACTGATTGAATGTCGTGCCCCCACCAAAAATGACCGCCTCTTTTTTGAGCAATAGACACTCTATTTAAAACCACACACGTAATTGCTTTCATGCCTTCAACGCCTTCACTCCTAGCCTCTCCCCAAATCGTGCGTGCTAAAATCTCAATGGCTCTTTGATCATTCATGTTCTTAATCCTCTTTTGTTGTTTCTTTATTAATTTTGAAATGCACCGCTTCAGCCTTTAAGGCTGTCACATCTAATTTCGATTCAATACGGAGTAAATGCGATACAACGCGGCGTTCTATCTCTCGCACAACCGATATTCGCGCATATTCATTCGACATTTTGAGGGTTTGATCTATGAGTTTTTTCTCCAATTCAAGACGGAGCAAATCACACATTTTTTCATGGTCGTTAAAACGTTTTTCTGTTTCTTTATAATGGCGAATAATCGCAACTATGAGAGACAAAATAACGGGTATATCAAAGCCTGCCAGAAGCCATAAGACATCGGCCTGCTGAGTCAAATTACTCATCATTATTCTTCCTTATATTTATATGTTTTTTTAAATAGAAAAATCAGTATCAGCTGAATAAGCCTCTGATCCATGACGCCAGTCGGGGCGTTTTTGTTGCGGTTTTTGCATCCAACCATGCTGGATACGAATAGGCTCTAATGATAATGCACCAGCAACTGCATCAAGCCCATCATCTTTATTTTTTCCCTTCAATTCTGGGCGCCATTCTTTCATTTCTTGTATGAAAGGGGTAGACGTGACTGATTTATGAACCTTTAAAGCACGCGCCGCTAGCAATGCATCAAAGCTTTCTAAAATACGGACTTCTTTTGCTCTAAAATTTGACGCTTCAACAACACTTGCTGCATTTTTTTCCTGAGCAAGTGTCTTCCTTAAAAGAGACGGCAAAAAACGGCCTATGCCATTAATTTCAACCGTAACAGATGGTACATGAAAACGTTTGAGAAAATCACTTATTTGAACACATTGCTGAGTTGCTTCATCTTGATTGCTCACTGGATCATATTTCAAATACTCAATAGCATGCAGATATCTCTGCCCATATTCATCTGTAAAAACGACTGCGACAACACTTGCATCTCCACCTTTATCACTTGCTTTAAATGAAGGATCCCACCAGCAACTCGCTGATACAAGTTTTTTACCCTGAAGCTTTAACCAAACACGCTCTTGACTAGTTTTTTCTACTAACTCATCCTCATAATAAACGAGGTCTTCCGGATCTAGTCGTCCTTCTGCAATTGAAATTGGACGTAACATCATTTGGCTTAAAAATTTGTTCGGCCCTGTGTGCTTTTTAATTCTTTCAATTTCTTCTAAAGGAAATCGTTCAGGCCACACACTGTGTCCTCTTTCATTCAAGATAGGAAGAACCAGTCTTTTAAATCCTTCTAGGAATATACGTTCCTCTTCAATTTCAGCTCTAGGCTCATCCGCATAAATACTAAAATAATGATGTGGCGTCCCAACATAAAGTTGCAAACCATTTGGAACGAGAACATAATCAATCTCTGCTAAACTTTCTCGTAAAGAATGTCTTTTTTCAACTGTTTCACAACTCGTTGGGACTTCTACATCATCACAAATTATAATATCTGCACGTGATCCTGTCATATTCGCCGTAATTGATCTGGCAAGCATTGAAGGATCTCGCATTTCTTTTTCACGCTTCACTGTAAAAAGATCTGTTGCCCATTGATCTGGATTATCTGGCTTTAACATCTTTGTTAAAGAATGGCGTTCAATGATTTTTTTAACATTACGTACCATCTTCCTAGACAAATTAAGATCGGCGGCTAGAACAAGGATCCTAAGATTTGAGTCTTTGAAAAAAAGCCATGCGCAAAATAATCCAACCAATGTTGACTTCCCACATGCGCGAAAAGCCATTAATAAAAGCTGTCTATTACCGATCTCCCAATTATGATCTAACCACCGTGCTATTTTAATATGAATTTCTGGTGTCTTCATATTTTGTAGATTATTCCAAATAACTACAAAGATATCGAACGATACAGAGTCACTCTGATGTGTCTTCCCGGTCTGCATAAAGTTTTAAGTCCTGTTTTGCTTTTTGTATCAATAAACTAATATCGGTTTGATGCGTTTCTTCAATTTCAGAAATATCAAGAGAGGTATTTTTTAAAACCTTTAATAAACTCTCTAAATGGGAAATCGCCGCTTTACAGGCTGTGTGATGCGAACTAAATTCTTTAGCTTGTAGATTTGTTTCTTGAATTACAAAATCATTATATGTCTGAATAACGCGATTAATAGCATTTGGAAGAAATTCCAAAACCTGATTTTGGAGCTCTTTCATATTCCTCATTATATATCCTTAACAGTTGTCAAAACGCGTCCTAAATCAAGTAAGCTACGACCACTCAACGAATTTGTGTTTCCCAAAACAGATTGACGAATAGAAGCTAATCGCTTTTCAGATTCACTTTGATCGTCAGCGGTTTTTAACAAACTTGATAAGACAGCCGAACCTGAGCCAGATGTCGATATTCCGCTTGCTCCAAAGCGTGCCTTTTGCGCTGCGACAGCACGCTTAGCTCTCTCTTTTCTTTCTTTTTCAGATTGCTGCCTTTGAACCGCAATCCTCTCACTTTCTAAAGATTTTTGCTTTTTTGCTTCTTTTCTTTGTTGCTGTGTTTGTAAAATTGTACCGCCCACAGAAGCGAGGCCTCCAATAGCGCCAATTTTTGGTAATGCAGGTGTTATTGCTCCCATTTTTTTACTCCTTAATATGTGTGTTAATCATTAACTTTTGTTTCCGTCGTGACCGATAAAAGCGTGAAAGGTAAAGGAATAGATTGTGAAATTTTCCATTGCCCCGAGCTCATATCTCGGTGCCAGCCAAGAGATCTTATTTTTTTATCGCCATCAAATGTTTCATAGGGTTGCCCAGGTATTTGCTCATTTTCTAAAATATCAATGAGCCCAGATCCCACATCTAAATAGAGTGCCGCTGTGTTTTCTATTCTAAAAACAGCTTCGATCAAACGTGTTGCTTTTGCATTTCCTGTATTTGATACAGTGCTTGGTGGTAAAGGTTCAACAATATGCGTGTAAGCAAGACCTATCACAACTTCTTGGGCAGAGGTATCCAGCGTAATTGTTCCTGATGATACGACCTTATCAGATTGTACCATTCCATCCGCAACAATTGAGACGGTTTGCCCTTCTAAATGCGTTAAACCAGACCAAACTGTTTTTGCTGTTTCAGAACTTCCTCTTAATACTGAATCAAGATGAATATCTTCAGATAGTTTTTCCACCATCACATCACCATCTCTATCAACGAGGAAATAAATCATGTCATTTACTGATGTCACAGATTTAATCTCGCCTGATGTTTCAATTCTTGTCCAAGCCGCAATTGCCTCTTCTCTATACACCGTTAAAACACCGACGCTTCCATCTTCCATGACAACAAATAACAATCTATTTTGACTATCAAAAGCTTGGTCAACGGGGGTATTAATAATATGCCTTGCCAGTAATGCAAGATCCGTTGCTTTATAAGCTGCTTCAACATCTGCATATAGAAACTCTCTCAGTTCTTTCCCATTACGCGCCGAGAATAATGTTGCACCATCGATATTAATGGGAGGCACATAAAGATCTGTTCTTGAGCCAACACGCGTTTGTCTGGACACTTGAACAGTTTCTGGTGTTAACGGACTTCCTGTGACCATCCATTCCGCGCCTGATGTGAAGACTTGCAAATGCCTACCAGAAAAAAGAGCGGTAATCGCATTTACCTGGTCTGATAAGATAGAAAAAGAAATTGCTTCATCATCCAATCCATCTCCTTCGTCAAAATTATAAAGATCACCTGTCTTAGAAAACCATAAACGGTTTGGTAAGTCTTTTGACCCGCCAAACACCAATCGATCTTGATGGAAAGCAGCTGTGACAGGCCATCCTCTCTGATTTGAAAAAGCATTTTCTTTCCAATGATATGTGGCCCCTGAAGATGACAGTGAGTTTAAAACAGTTGCTGAAACTGTTGTCGGATTTGAATAACTAATAATTTTCACCTGACCGTCATTTAAGCTAATCACTGTCCCTATTGAATCTGGTGTAAACATTGATGTAGAGGCAACTAAAGCAATCGTTCCCGATGTTCCCGAAGGATTCATCGTAACATTTGGATCAACAAACCGGTGTTCAGGATGATAAACCAACCCAGATTCAGTATAAAACTCAATCGGGTTAATCGACCAACTTACATCAGATGTTCTTGTAACCAATTGAGGCTCAACCTCAGGGTGACATAAAACTAATGTATCTGCACTTTGTGTCCAGCTTAATTTTTTAATCTGATCTGTTGTATACGTCGTTGTTATTGTTGCAACTAAAACATCCTCTTTATAAACTTCTATTTTTAATGCTGTAAAAACTAATAAGTATGTTTGCTCTGTATTAAATTCAAAATTAATAAGACGTCCTTCACCATCAACTGTATCAATATAATCTGTCCCATACCGTCTAGTAACCCCTCCAGTTGGATGAATAAACACATTCTTCATAGTCAAACCACCATTCTCGTAAGCACGCAAATCACCGCGACCTAAAAGCCTTGAAGACACTTCACCAGCTGTAAAATTTGTTTTTGTTTGTCGAATTCGTGACATATCTTTATCCTTTTATATAATTATTTTTCTCTCTTTAATCACGCGCATTGATAAGGGCAAAATCTTGCACACTAATTGGTGTATCTTGCTGTGCGTCAATCAACTTTGCTTGGCGTAACTCTTGTTCAGCCATCTCAAAAAGTGTTTTTGTTCGGGTTGTGCTCTCCGTTATTGGGATACACAATTCTGCGGCTAATCGCGCAACTATTAGTTGATCAAAGAAAGGAGGGAAATCTTCATAATTTGGTTGAAAAATATATGTTAAAACAACATCTTCATAATTTGTGTGTAATGTTTTTTGATAGACACGATAATCAAGACCACGCCCTTTTATACCCGTCCCAGCCGAAATAACACGCAAGAAATCGGCAGGTAAATCAAATGCATAACTATAATCAGCAATCGGATCTGTTTCAGCTTCAACCAGTGTTGATTGAGCCGTAGCAAACCCCCATGGATGTGCTGATAAAAGCATTTTTGTAATTGGTTCTAAGAAAATAGATGCTGTTTTTGCTTCAGCTGTATTCTCAACAAAACTTTCAATTGTACTCGCCCCTAAGCGAACGAGCGCTTGATTGGCAATTTCTAAATCTGTTAAAGCCATATGACACTCCTTTTATAAAAAAAGACAGCGCATCTAAAAAAGACGCGCTGTCAAAATATAAGATAATTAAACTATGTTTTATGCTGGTGTTTCATCACAAAGAAGTTTGAATACGCCTGTATCATCTACAAGGCCAGCACCTTGGCTCATCATATTATTAACAAAATAAGCCGCGCGATCACCGTGCCATGTGATATCTGTTTGAATATCCATAGCGCTGGCATGTGCAATCGCATTCTTGTGATAAATAAAACATGTACGAACATCACCACCATCAACAGGAAGTCCTGTCATTGGGATCCATGATACACCCAACCAGTTTTTAACTTGCAACCCATTATAAGGAAGATTTTGTAAACCAACGTAATCTGCACTTGAAAATTCTTCGATTTGAACAAGCTCACTCCATTGTTTGTGACCAACAACGGCATAACGTTGTCCATCATCTGGTACATCATTATCACCTAATGTTTCTAAAGCTTCGAACACTTTATCCTTAGTAAGGCCTGTTGTGTTATCTGCTGATTCTGAGGTTGCTGTACCAAGAGCTGTAATAATCAACTCATCTGTTTTACGTCCTAAAGCGTATGCGCCTGCATTGGCAGCAACCGCGCGCTCATCAATATTAAGTTTCAATTCATCTAAGCGATCGATCCATTCACCCGCATAATAATCAGATAATGAAACTTCTACTGCAGCGTGTGCAACATCCATTACAGGCACAAAATCATGACGTGTTTTTGTTGCAGCTGTTCCTTTGCCAATTGTTTGGAAATATGTTGATGCACCACGCACATTATTTTTTGAACGGACCGTACCACGTAGCTTTGATCCTTGACGCTGAAAAGCTTCGTGAACTTCACGTTCGAACTGTTTAATAAATGCATTATCTACTGTACTAACCATTTAAAGTACCTCTTTCTTGTATAAAATTAATTTTGAAATAGAAGCGGTTATCATCATTTTTATAAAAATGATGGCCACAAAAAAAATGACCCCTTACAAAAGAAGGGGTTACCATTTTTTAAGATATTTACGACTTGTAAAAGTCTTGGAATGCTTGTGTTACTTTCGCAACAAAAGCAGGGTCTTTATCACGCCAGTATTTAGGATCTCTAACCATATTCTTGAGTTCCTCATCACCAGCTTGAAGTGAAGGCGTTTTTTCTTTAATCGCTTTTGGTTCTGATGATTGCATCATTTGATATAGCGCCATTATGCCTTCATAACTTGTTGATAAAGCTTCTAAAATCTCTGGAGCTAAATTCTTTTCACCAAATGTCTTTAACTGACGTGCGATTTCTTTATATTTGTCGGCACCGCCAAATTTTTCATTCAATCGCCCCATTTGTTTCTCAGCTTCAAATTCTCCAGCCAATTCTGAAACCATCGGAACTAGTTTTTCAGCCGCCATATCATAGACCAATTGGACTTGTCTATTTGTGAAACCAAGCTCAAACATTTTTTCATTTAGATCATCATCGTAATCAAATAAATTATGATCCATATTCACATCATATTGCTTCGGGTTTTCAGGCATATCACTCCCATCACCCAAACTGAGTTTCTTTTCTAATTCTTTATAAGATTTAACAAGAGCTTCTATATTTGTTTCTCCTGTTTCTGAATTAATAAATTTCTCAGGAATTATTGTATCTGTATTTTGTTCGTCCATTTATTATACTCCTTAACGTTTAAATATCACCACGACCTTGCTTAACAAGAGTCATTATTGTTGCAAAAAAAGACCGTCGCCCTTCTTGATAAAAAAGAGCCTCGCTCGATACATTCGGGCCTAGTGTTTTTTCTAATGCCAGAAATTTTATATAAGCCAAAACTTCTTTCCCTTCCTCTGTTGAAAAACATTTTGCAAAAAGTTTAGGCCATTCTTTTTCTTTAGATATCACACTCGCAATCAATGAAATATCAGCTTGTTCGGTTTTATTTTTAGAATTCTTAAACATATTCATCCTCAGTAATTTGTGTTTTTTCTATCGGAGAGCTTTGTATAAAATGTTCAGGGATGCCGAGCTTATCTGCTGCGTATTTCATGACTTGTTCTGAATCAATCATCGTACTTAAACCACCATTAATTGACAGAGCCTGAGCTACCCATGATAAAAGTCGTTGTACATCTCTGCTATTTTGAGCTTGGGCAATTGGTGACGTGTATCGAACACCAACTATGCGACCATCTAAATCTAAATCTGGTATTTCACCGCGCCTCCTCAAAATAGAATAACAACGCTTTAATAAAGGCATGAGTAACTCAGACTGCAGACGACCATAAGTCGCACCCAAAATACGTGTCACTTCACCAGAGCGTTCTAACACTTCTGTGGCTGTCATATTACGTCCATCTAAAGCCGCTAATTTATCAACCAAAAGAGCATTTTTAATACGTGTCCTTAGATCTTCTAAAACCAACTGGGACACATCAAAATTACCAGGCATCTCGAGTGGTTTTAATCCCGCAGAGCCAACCGCTTTTGGAATAATTGTTCCTGGTACTAATTTAATATTAGCAGGGTTTAAAACGCCATCGTCATCCGCTTGCCAAATGCCTGTAACAGCAATTGAGGCGTTCTTTAAAATAAGCTCAACAACCTTATTTGCCGTTTTAATATCAGGCAGTGATTTCATGACAGGAGAACGTCCATATATTTCCCCAGGCGATTTTGTCCATCTAAATGTAATAAATGGTGATTGATCAAAAACACCCTCTTCTAAGACAACACTATCCTCATCATTTTCTAAAAAGGCATAATATTTGTAATGATTTTCATGAGGAATAACCGCTTCGATAACTGAATATTTTTTTTGTTGTGCTTGTGCTAATTCTTCTTCTCTTTCGAAAATTGAGTAATTTTCAAGATCGCCAAATCGTTTTTTTAATTGCGCTGAAGTCAAGTCAACTTTTCTATAAGTAATCGATAAGCGTCCATCTTCTCCTTCTAAAACATAAAGCTGAGAAAGAGGGATTGCTGAAAATTGAAATGCTGAAAAATCGCCAACAAGTGCTTCTTCAACTAATAAGCTTCCTGTCCCTGCTGTCACGAGATCCATAAAAGCTTGATGCATTTCAACAATGAAATTTGATCGATCAAAATGATCTTGCATTATCCTTGTGGCTTGCTCTAGAGCCGGGCTTAAATCTTCTCTTTCTTGATCTGTTAAATCAGATCCAGGAACAAGAGAAAACCAACTTGACCAGGCAGGCGTTAATTCACTTAACAAGCTTGCGCTTAATTGATCAACGGCATTCATCGCTGTTGCATCAAAAATCTGACTTGTCCTATGTCCACCCCGAGAGAATGCGCCTGAAAACGATAATCTCTGTGGCAATGTATAATCATAACATTCTTGCCAATGACCTTCCCATGGTGCACGGACATCGCTCGCAAAAGAAAAAAGCTGACGAAGTTCGGTCAGCTTTTCCTCACGGTTCTCATCCTGTTTTATATCATCTAACATGCTTCATCCTTTCCTTTTATTCACCTAATAATTTCTTACGCTCTGGTACGATTGAATTTGTATTATTCAAAACACCTCTCAAAGAGGTTCGTACTGTTTGATCTTGGATTGATTTTTGATAAAGTGCCGCCTTGTTTTTTTTGACTTCTTCAAGTTCTTCTTCCTTGACAGGTTTAACCTCAGGGGCTTTTGGTTTTGGTATAATTTTTCCCATTATAGATCTCCTTTATAATATGTATGGATATAACGTCTTAATTGCCATGGTGTTAAGATCCACCATTTTTGTATCCCAAGTACCCGTTTTACGACAGATACACATGACAGAATGCCAAAATGTCTCACTGTTAGTGATTTTTTTCCAAGCATCACTCTACAAACATCATGACCTTGAAAATTAAGCCACATAGGGAGGTCTGAAACATGCTTCTTTGGAACCATTTGTATATCGCAATAAGTTGATAATGGGTCGATACAACACCATGACTCCTCAAATTCTAAAACAACAAAACAATGTCGATATCCTTTTTTCAATAGATGTAGCCATTTCAATTCTGTTTCTCCTGAGAAGGCAATATAAGCTGATAATGGCATCGTTTGTGTGATAGGTGGGTTGAAATATTCTTTTCTCATGACACGCATGTTAAGACTGGTTTTAATAACTTCTTTTGCTTAAAAACATCTTCTAAAATCTCTAAAGCTTCCTCCCAAATATAATGTGCTTTTTGCTCTCTATGTTGATCACTCATAGGTGGAAAACCTCTTTTACCGTAATGTGTTAACACTCGAATATGGTCTATAAGCAAGCGGCGCGTTCTATGAAGTCTATTAATGATCGTATAAATATCATTTGGTTCACATGGTCGCGTCATATTATCACCACTCATACGAGCGCAATAGGCTCCATCTGCGCGAGCCTCTAATGATTTCATAAACCAAAACCACACTTCTTGTGCATTTTCAAAAAGACAAACTTCTTCTGTTTGCCCTGATGTGTTTTCCACATGCTTTGACAT